CGGGCTGGCGGAGGCCGAGGCGGGGCTATTGTCGCTCCAGGGGCACGATATCCCCTATATCGAGATCGACTCGATGACGACCCTGGGGGAGGCCTACGAGTGGCTGAGGGATAGCGAGGAGGGCAAAGCGTTTAAATCCGTCGCGTTGGATTCAATCAGCGAAATCGCCGAGGTCTGCCTGTTGAGCGAAAAAGCGGTGTTAAAGGACGGCCGCGCCGCATATGGCGAAACGAACGAAAAGATGGCGCAACTGATACGGGCATTCAGAGATCTGACAGGCCGCCATGTGCTGATGACGGCCAAACTTGAAAAGGTCCAGGATGAGCAGGGCCGGATATTGTACGGCCCATCGATGCCCGGTAAGCGCCTGACCCAGGACCTGGCGTTCTTTTTTGACGAAGTCCTGGCAATGCGCATCGAGCGCGACGCCGAGGGCGTAGTGCAACGGGCCCTGCAGTGCGCTGGCGACGGGCTGTGGTCGGCGAAAGACCGGTCAGGTAAGCTTGACATGTGGGAAGAACCGGATCTTGGGGCCGTTATCGCCAAAATAATGGAGAAAACCGATGAAATATGAAGAAATGGAGCCCATCGTAAAGCTAACAAAATGGCAACAGGTAGCGCTAGCACTATCTACCTACCTACCGGACACGGTCCACGAGGAGGTAAAAATAGCGCTCCGGAGCGGACAGGCAGTATTTGGTTGCGACAGGATGGAAATCGAAGCGAGCCACCTGCGCGAAAAAACCTATATGTGGCGTCGGCACTATGAAGTGATGCGTCGGCTAGGCATACTAGAGTACGATATATCGCCTACGCGAATGCTGTACAGGAATGCAATGGAGCTTATCGGGATGCTCGAGCGACATTGGGATCTAGTCTGCTCGACAGCGCGAGAAAAAATCGCTCAGACGATAGATACGCTTGAGTGGGATCCCAGGGCGGACCCAAGCTATCAAGAGCGCAATCCTGAGGTAGATCTAATTATCGTAGATCTAGGGGCAGCTAAATTGTATCTGTCCGATTATGGCACTTATCGACTGCTAGTTGGTAACGGCGGTTTAGCGCGCTATTCAATAGCGCTATTTGAGGAAGAAGAGGAATGATAAACGAACTAGAGATCCTAGCCCAACAATGGCTAGACGAAAAACAAACGGAAAGGGACGCGGCAGACCGACGCCGGGCCATCGAAGACCGGCTGACTGAATTGATCGGTAAGGACGCCGCTGACGAGTCCACCACTACGACTAAATCAGGCGAATACGTCGTCAAGGTCAATGGATCCGTCAGCCGAAAGGTTGACGGCGACAAGCTGCAAGAGCTGGCGCACGAGCACGGCCTATTTGACTACCTGCCTGTGCTTTTTCGGTGGAAGCCGGAGCTCAATAAAGCAAAGTGGGAAGACGCGGACGCATCCATCACCGCGCCGTTGGCATCGGCGATAACGGCCAAGGCCGGGCGGCCGTCGTTCAAAATCGAGAAAAAAGAGGTGAAATGATGGCGACGTCATTCAAACAATGGCAAATTATCCCGATGCAGTCAGAAGGTCAATTAGCACTGGCGACGATACGTAAGGCGGAACTTATCGTTAGTGACGATGACGTCAACGTCACGCTACGTCTGCATGTAGATGTTGCCGGACCAGATGCGCCGTCGCACAGGGGCCACTTGAATATCGCCGTCCGCAGCACTAGTCCAGAGACGGAGAAGAGGGGGCATCAACGACTGTATACGCTCCGCGCCGCGCTCGGGTTTGATCTGCTCGACGCTGGGCAGCTAATCGGGAAGACCATCTTGATTGAACTCAAAGAACGCGCTGAATTAGAAGAAATGGAGGATTAAAAAATGGCAAAGCTAAATCAAACGTACAATATCAACGACTTACCCGAAGACGAGTCCTCCGGGGATTTTATGTCACTCCCTGCGGGCGACTACCATGTCCGCATCACCCAGGCCGACATTCAACCCACCCGGGCGGGCGATGGGCAGTTGATTAAGCTACGCTTAGATGTCGTTGGCCCGACGTATCAAGGCAGGGTGTTATTCAAACATATCAATATCCAAAATCGCAACGCCGACGCCGAGCGCATCGGGCGTCAGGAACTACGCGGCATCATGACGGCCCTGGGGCTGACGCAATTGACCGACACCGACCAACTAATCAATCGCCAGATGCTAGTGAAAGTCAAAGTAATTAAAAGCAAAAACCCCGAGTACGGGGATGCCAACGGCAACGAAAATACGGTGTCGGGATACGGGGCCATCACGGGTAGTGTTGTCCCCGCCCCGGCGTTTGCCCCGCCAAAGGCGCCGTCAGCACCGGCCGCGCCCGCGCCCGGGAAGGCGCCCTGGGAGAGGTAACAGCTTGAAACGACTGGTCGCCGTAAGCGACCACATGCAACCCATCGGAGGGGGTTAACATGGCAAAAATACCAGAACCTATTCACACGACGGCAAACGCGATCAATCGGGCCCACGAGGCCAAAAATGCTGAATCTAAGCCCCGTCCACACATGGGAGTTAGTCTACTTGGCAAGGCCGACGAGGCCGAGATCTGGCTTGCTTTCCGGTGGGCTTTTCAACCGTTTTTTTCGGGTCGGATCTTGCGGCTATTTCGCCGGGGGCACCGCGAAGAGGAAACCGTCGTAGCTGATCTGATAGCCGCCGGCATGGACGTGCGCGAAACCGGTTGGAGCCAGCGTAAGCTAAATTTTGGCGCCCACGTCGAAGGGTCCTGCGACGGCATTATCATGTCCGGTGTTCCAGAGGCGCCCAAAAAGCCGCATCTACTCGAGATTAAAACGATTAGTAAAAGCCGGTTTGCTACGCTAAACAAAGAGGGTCTCGAAAAAAGCAACCCTGAATACTGGGTGCAGGTGCAATGCTACATGAACGGAACCGGGATTGACCGCTGCTTATTTATCGCGGTGTGTAAAGACAACGACGAGATATATACAGAGCGAGTTAAGTACGATGCCGCCGTGGCGCGGTATCACATCGAGCGGGGCCAGCGAATCGCCCTGGCGGATAGGATCCCCGACAAGGCAATAAATAATCCGTCGGACTGGCGGGTCAAATACAGCGATTATTACGCTGTCTATTTTCCCGAATCAGCTACCGCTGAACACTGGGACCGGCTGATCCCGCAGCGGGAATCAACAGATCCATTGCTAGCTAGGATCAAGATCAACTACCGCACTGATGCCACCAGCACGCCTCGCGATGATGGGACCTGGTTTTCCGAGCGGTGGCGGCAGACCATCCCCGTCGACGCACAATACGGGCACGACTCGGGGCATGTCTTACATCCCGATCTCATGGCGTTCGCGGGCTGGGAGCTGCTCGATGGTCCGAGCGAATTTGTTGCGCGCTATAAGCTACCGTCCGGGGAGACGGTGCTAAACGGCAAGCCCGGCGAAATCGATGGGGAAAGGATATTCACTAGCGGGGAGCTATTGACGGATCCTATCGCCTGCGCGGCATGGGGGAGGGGTAAGTAGACGTGACACTCCGCGACTATCAGCAGCGCGCCATAGATGAGGTGTACCAATATTTTCTGGACGGCAACGACGGCAACCCCTGTATCGTCATGCCGACGGGATCGGGGAAGTCCCACGTCATAGCGGCGTTCTGTCAGGATGTGCTCACACGCTGGCCCCACCAACGGATCTTGATGTTAACGCACGTTAAAGAACTGATCGAACAGAACGCAGAGAAAATGCGTCAACACTGGCATCATGCGCCCCTGGGGATCTATTCAGCCGGTATGGATAAACGTGAACTTGGCTGGCCTATTACCTTCGCCGGGATCCAGTCCGTTGACAGGCGCGCAGCCGAATTGGGGCATATCGATATCATTCTGATAGACGAAGCGCACCTGGTGAATCACAGAAACCAGGGTAGGTATCGCAAGTTAATCAACGACTTAACAGCCATCAATCCAGCCCTGCGCGTCATCGGGCTGACTGCTACGCCGTACCGGCTAGGTCACGGGCTGATCACCGATGCACCGGCGTTATTTGACGCGATCTTAGAGCCGGTCGATATTGTCGAGTTGATCACCGGTGGCTATTTAGCACCTTTAAAAAGCAAGCTAACCGATGCCCACCTAGACACCGCCGGCGTCACCATACGCGCCGGTGACTATGCTAAGGGCGAGCTGGAACGAGCCGTTAACACTGCGAAAAACAACACCACCACCGTTGACGAGGTCCTCCAGTTGGCTGGCGACCGGAAAGCATGGCTGTTTTTTTGTGCCGGCGTTCACCACGCCCAGGACGTTGCCGACGAACTCAAGATAAAGGGCATCCCGGCGGCATGCGTCACGGGCG